ACACGTATGTAACAAATGGCACAGGCGTGAGGATATACAATGGTACAGCGCAATGGTGGGTATATCGTGCATCAGCAACAACCGCAACAACAATGGCAGGTACAACAATGATAATTGAAAGATGAAAATAGAAGCAGAAATAGAAGTTAAAGGTCTTAAAGAATTAAAGGCCGAACTTAAAGCTACCAAGAACGCAATGCTAGAGGCCACCGACCCGAAGCAAATGCAGGAGTTGGCGCAGAAAGCGGGGGAGCTAAAGGATAAGATTAAGGATGTAAACGAACAGGCCGACATATTTGCCACCGGATCGAAGTATGAAGCTGTGACAAATGCTTTCGGTGCTATCCAAGGCGACCTGCAAAACTTAGACTTTGAGGGGGCAAGCGAAAAGGCTAGGATATTCGCAGCAGCAGCGAAGCAGATAACCTTTGGCGATGCTGTGAAATCTGTTAAGGACTTAGGTACGGCATTCGCTACAATGGGTAAGGCGTTACTCACTAACCCGATATTCCTTATTGCTGCGGTTATCGCAGGTGTGATATACGCCATCGTTACGCTTATGCAAAAGTTTGGTATTTTGCAAAAGATTATGGATGTCATTGGTCAGGCATTTGATGGATTGATTTACTACCTGCAAGAGATTGTGTTATGGTTTGCTAACCTATCGCAAGGCGCGAAGATTGCATTAGCTATTATATTCCCATTCATTGGCATCATTAACCTTATCGCATCAGCATGGGCTAAGTCAGCTATTGAAGCATCACGCGCAGAAGAAGCAAGACGTAAGGCGCGTGAAGCCGAAATCAAAGTAGCAACCGAAGCGTTGGTGTCAGCACAAAAACAAATCGACGCACTGCAAAAAGTTCGCGCTGCCATTACTGAAAGATACGATCATGAGATTGCACTTGCTCAGGCAGCAGGTCGCGACACCGCTGCGCTTGAAGATGCGAAGCTGGAAAAGGTGCGCGAAACATTAGCGAAGGAATTGGAGTTACGTCGCGAGGCATCCAAACAGGCGAAGATTATTTTGCAGTCTGATTTCACTAGAGGATTTCAGGAATACTTCACCGCACAGGAAGAGCAGACCGCTAAGGCACTAGAGAAACAAGAACAGCAAATTGAAATCTTTGAAGCGAAGCAGGTAAAGGCAGCTGCAGACAGCGCAGCAGAACGTCGCAAAGCACAGGATGACCTCGACGCGCAATTTGCTAAAGACGAAGAAGAGCGTTTGCAGCGACAGATGGAATTGGAATGGCAGAAACAAAAAGAACTAGAGGACTTGTTCGCACGTGAAGCAGAACGCACCGCAGCAGAACGTCGCGCACTAGAGGAAGCGGAATCAGCTGAGCGTATCAGAATCTATGAAGAAGAACAGAAACGCATCGAAGCAATCGAAGAGGCGAAGCGTCAAGCGTTCAACGTAACGGCAAACCTCATGCGTTCTATTTCCGATTTACTAACCGCAGCAGGAGTTGAGAATGTAGGTTTACAGAAAGCCATCGCACTTGCACAAATCGCGTATGACACGGGTAAGGCTATATCAGGCGCAATAGCTCAAGCGCAATCAGTACCATTCCCTGCCAACCTTGGTGCTATCGCAACAGGAGTGACGGCAGTCATCGCGGGTATTGCCTCAGCTATCAAAGCGGTGCAGTCAGCCCCAGCCGTCAAGGGTGCGGGTGGTGGTGGTGGTTCACCTAGTATGCCAACAGTACCGAACGTGCAACCATCATTTAACTTATACGGCAATGCGAATCAGTATAACTCAGGCCGACAAGGTAAGAGTGAAGAGATGTTGGTGCGTGCGTACGTAAGCGAAACAGAAATAACCTCGACGCAAAACAGATTAAATAATATTCGTAACTTGTCGCAACTTTAAACCATGGCATACAAGGTAAAATATAAGGAACGGAACGCACTTGCTTGGGAGTTAAAACGCGCAATCAAAGACCTAGGCCTAGTTGATACATGGTCGATGTACGATTCAGTCCGCATCAGTCTGGAAGTTGATGAAAACAATGGGGATATGCAGTGCATCATCAATGTGATGTATTACTATTTTTTCCAAGACGAAGGAACGATTCACCTTGCTCCGCAGAAGATAACCAACAAATGGTTCAAGCGTCCAAAGGTTCAGGAGATATTTCTACAAGTGTATGCGGATTTCATTGATTGGTACGCAAACAAATACGACCTCCTGAAAGTGCCTAAGAAATTAGAAAAACTAAAAGACCGCCCGAAGGTTTACATTGACTTCAACTGGTTAGGTGGCAAGGACATTCCTAGCTACATGAAATGAAAATTCACTCATACGTTTTCCATTACAACAGGCCGAGGTTACTAGCGCAGTGCGTTAGTGACCTTTCGCTTATTGGTACGGTTAAGGTTGTCGATGACCACTCACGCACTAGACCGAACAATGCCATACAACCTGTCAAGCATTGTGGCCGCGCTAACTTTAATTGCTTATGGCAACTTGCATTTGACCACGCTAGAGGTATCGATGCGGATTGGTTTATCTTCGCTCAGGATGATTTCACGCAATGGAATCTACCCGCTTTAAAACACGCCATAGACTATTGTGGTAAACATAGAGTATTACACTACCACCGTGACCACCGCGATGCTGTATGGAATAACTTCCAGCCGCAACAACTGGACGACACCTATCGTCGCATTGGATGGGTTGACGCGCACTATGCCATATCAAAATGGACGCTATCAGAGGTGATGAACTACACCGTGCCTGTTGTCCCGCAGTCATGGAATAAACTAGGCGCATCGTCTGGTGTGGGTAAGTACACAACCGAGTTCTTTAAACTCAAAGGTGTTGAGATTATTCAGCCCATCAAATCAATATGTCACCATGCAGGGAATGGCTGCTCAGTTATGCACCCCATCGAACGATTAAACAACCCACTAAAATCTATATGATACACGTCATTAACTTATCGCATCGGGAGGACAGGCGCAAACATATTGCTAAGATGATGCGTAACATGGGGATAAAGAATTACGAATACTATTCAGCGGTGAATGGCCGACGTGCATTCCCAGAGGTTAAGCGAAGAAATATGCAAGGACATCTAGGGTGCAGACAATCGCACATCAATCTATTAACCGAGAAAGGTGTGCATTGTAATGATGAATGGTTTATTGTGATGGAAGATGATTGTATGTTGTCGCGTGACTTCACGCTAGACATACTCGATATTGTACCGAGCGATTGCGCTTTAGTTTATTTCGGTGGGAATAAAGTCATGCACCCACAAGCTATTGAACCATACAACGAACAGTTCGACCAAGCGTTAAACGTGTACTGCACCCATGCCTATGCTATCAGAGTTACACACATACCTGATATGTTATCCGTGTTGAACTCACGACCAGATAAAGTAGATGTATTATTCACCGAATTCCAAAAGCTACATTTATCATTGATAACAACGAAGTGTTACGCATGGCAAATGGATAGCATGAGTGATATTACAAATTGCTATCTTAGCGGAAAATTCATGAAGTATTAATGAAAGCAACTGCCAACATAGCAACCTATCCGCTGCGATTAGATTCATTGTGCAATACCTTAGATTCGATTGATGGACAATTCGATGAAGTGCGTGTGGTGCTGAATGAATATTCCGAAGTACCAAACAAGCTATTGAAGTATGACGCTGAGTTTATCCTACCAAAGCGCGACCTCAAAGACAACGGTAAGTTCTATTCATTACAACGTGACGAATATTATTTCACCATTGATGATGATATAATCTATCCCAGTGATTATGTGACAACCATGTTGCGTGAGTTAACACATCGGCCTATTGTGACACATCATGGCAGGTTGTTACTAGGTAAAGGAAGAAACTATTATTCATCGCATAAACGCTTTCACTTTCTTGAAGAGGTGAAAGGTGCGTGGCAAATCGACGTACTAGGAACAGGCGTGACAGCATTCAATACGCATGAGGTTTGCCCCACGTGGATTACATACGACAAGCGACAGTGCATGACTGACTTGCTATTGTCGTTGCATTGTGCCGAAGAGGGAATCCCGATTACACTATTACCGCATGGCTATCGGTGGTTTGGATTAACCGAGCAGCCAGTTGGGGAAACGATATTTGAAAAACACCACAAGAAGTGTGATGTGCAGTCTAAGATTGCTGATGATATTTACCACTTACGATACCTAAGTCCTTCCGCATAGACATCATATTCAGAACGAATGTGGCATTGAGTTCAGTCACTGCGTCCATCTTTGTTATATCCCCATCACATAGGTCGTATATTGATTTCTCCCAAGCCCACTTCTGATATTTGTTTTCCTGTTCAGCGATGCGACGCTCTTCCGCATCCATCTCTTTGAGGTCTTCGTCACCCACCTGCTCAGGGTCTTGGTCAAACAGACCTGCATAATCTTTAAGTAATTTGTCAATCCCATCTAAGTAAACTCTAAACGCTGGGTAAACCTTGTCGATACTTGTCTGCGCGATGATTGATTCTACTTCGTTAAACGCAATAAGTGTCACAGGTTGCCATATCTTACGTTGAAACTCACCGACGAAAAAATCTCGGTAGATGTATGCCATGATTCGCGTGAAGTTTCCGTACACGTCTTGCATGAGTACAGATAAATCTATCAACTCACCAAGGGTTAATGTATCAAATGACTTAAAGATTAACACTGTATCAATGCAATGAGTTACCGAGTTTTTAGGTTCATGCTTTAGAAATGCGATGCTATCAATTATATTCTCTAGTTCATCATCGTAGATGTTGTCAAAGTCAGTAGATACAGTATCGGTATCTAGCAGTACACACAACTGAGCGATGCGATATTCAACAACTGACCCGAACTGCTTCGGGTCTAGTTGCTTGAACTCAATGTAACGCTCAACCGTTAACTCACTCCACTGGCGCGGCAGGTTCGGTAGTTGCATTTGTTTCTTTCTTTACTGCCTGAACCATACGGGCAGATACTTCAACCATATAAGGGAATGCAATATCAGCAGTTAACTCCTTACGGAATAAATCAGCTTTGTGTGCAATGTGATTCTTATCATAGTGTTCAGCATCGTTCAACCCATCCTTCTTGAATAAAACAGAAAGCATATCAGCAATCCATGTCTTACCCTGTCCGATACATTTCTCAATGGCCTTCATGTCCTTTACCTTGATGCGGAATGTTTCACCGTCATAAGCACGATACACGTCACCGTTAATCTCAACCATGTGCTGCATCTCACTAGGCGCAACGGCAGAGTGTTCGGTGAATGTTTTAATAAGGCTTCCTAACTCTTCCAGTTCCATCTCTTCAATGACCGCTTTGGGTAACCCTAAGATGTGGAATACAATGGCATAACGAGATAGTGTTTCCGTTGCTTTATCATTCAACGTGCTAATGATTTTCTCGAAGTCACCGACGGTGATTTCGGATGGTAGACTACGCATCACATACGTTTCTCCTAGGTTGTCTTTAACTTCTATCATGGCCGCGAATATAGCCAAAAGGTTACACATTGTCAAATTTTCCGTTACATAATTGAATGGATAAAGTACCCGTATTTGAAGTTGACACGGATGGAACGAATGACAATGGCGAACCGCTAGGCATCGACATGATTGCATTTACTTCACGCCCAGCCATCGTAGTTAAAGGCGTGGCGTTTAATACAGATACTAAGCCGATGTATTTTGCGGATGAAGTGAAATACCGCATCGCTGCACCTGCAATGATTCCTATGGAAATCTATCGCAAGGCTGACGACGACATGGGTGAACATTACGTGAAGTTCACTGAGGATGAAATCGAGAAAATCTATTCACGCTTCATGCAGAATCTAACTAACCGCGACTTGTTCAACTTAGAACATGATGCCCTTAAGAAAGTTCCTGCATACATATTAGAAGCATGGATTGTGGAAAATCCTAAGCAGGATAAATCATATTCCACATTCGGTGTTGAAGTACCAAAGGGTTCGCTATTTGTAGTATCACAAGTAACCGACAAGGAATACTACAATGAACTGGTTAAGAATGGACAGGTAGGTTATTCCGTTGAGGGATTTCTTGGGCTTAAGATGAATGAGCAAGTAAACGAAAACAAAAACGATATGAGTAAAAAAATCACTCTGCCTGATGGCGAACATAAGATTGGCAAGATGGTGTACACCGTTGTCAATGGAGAGTTCACCGAGGTTAAAGAAGATGAAAATCCTGCTACCGAAGAGGAAATGGCCGAAGAGCCTGCACCTACCGAAGAGCCTAAACCCGCTGAGGAAGAAATGGCTGAAACTCCCGCACCCGATGAGGGAGGAGGCGCACTATCTGATGCGCAGAAAGCGGAAATCATGGCAATCGTTAAGCCTATGATTGACGAATTAACAACTATTATCGCTGAGGTGAAATCACTTGCAGAAGGTGAACCCGAAGTTGAAGAAGATGTCAATGAACCCGCAAAGACTGAAATGTCAGCACACGAGAGGTTCATGAAATTCATGGAATCAGTAAACGAAAACAACAAATAAAAATGGCTAAGAAGTATCTATTTGATTTGAGCGTCGCATCGTCCGCGCTCCTCCAAGTGAATCCGAAGGAGTTCTACGCAAAGACACTCCTATCTAATCGCTCTACTTCCCTGTTCCGACAAATGGTGAACGTGAAGGAAAAAACCAAAGTCGCTAACGTACTGTTTGCAGACGTACTGCAAGAAGCGGATTGCGATTTTGCTGCCACAAACCAAACACTTTCCGCTAAGGAAATGGAACCTTGCAAATTCAACATCGGTGTTGAGTTGTGTCAATGGGATTTGGAATCTTCATTCCTTGCCGATTGGATGAAGGCAGGTTCTGCACCGGGTGACTTCATGTCAGGTGGAAACATGGCCGCGTTCGCAACTCACTTCTATGACCAACTGAGTAAGAAGGTAAATGAAGAACTCGAAATCCTCACATTCCAAGGTGATACCGACGGGGCAACTTCTACATACCTTGACTTGTGCGATGGCTTGGAAAAACAACTCGCGTTTGAAACCGGATTGGGTGACCGTCGTATCGTTGGCACTACCATCACTTCATCAAACGTTGTTGCTCAGTTGACACTAGCTTACAATCAAATCCCTAAAGCAATTCGTAAGAATAAAGGTGAAATCCTTTGGTTGATTTCTCCCGAGGTTGCAGACGCTTATCGTCTTGCCGTTGCTACTGCATCTGCTGAGACTTACGTTGTGAAGGATGCTGAGTTGAAATTCTTAGGATATAATCTTACTGTTGCTCAGGGTATCTCTGACAACGTTATGATTGTTTCTTTGAAAAATAACTACATCTTCTTAACCGACTTGGTAAGCGATCAAGAGGCTATCCAAACTATCGACATGAGCAAGACAACCGGTGACCGCAAAATTCGCGCACTCGGTTCGTTCAAGTTCGGTGTGAACTACGTGAATCCTTCTGAGTTCGTTACTTACGGTATCGCAGCTCAGTCCTAATCATTAACCAACAAGGGGGAGGATAACACCTCCCTCTTTTAAACACGAAAAAAATATGGCTTGTAATTCATTAATAGCAATCAGCAAGGGATGTGACAACAACCTTGGTGGATTGGTTCGTGTGTGGGTAAATGACAGCGACAACATCACTGGCACAACCGTTGATTCCGTAAACTGGGAAGTAACTGACTTCACCAATACTGTTGCATTTGTTGAATACGAAATCAAACGCAACGTATCGAACTATGTTGAAACCGAAACCATCGACTTGGTTAACGGGTCATCATTTATCAGCAACACTTTAACGCTTAAGTTCCACCGCAAGGATGCAGCTAAAGCAAGACAGTTAAAGATTGCAGGTGAAGGTCAGCGTTACCTTACTATCGTTGTGGAGGATGCCAACGGGAAGTATTGGTGGTTTGAAGATATGCAACTCAACGGAGGCACTGGTGGCTCAGGAACTGCTAAGGCAGACGGGTCAAACTTCGAGGTCACCTTCTTGGGTGAATACGAAAACTTTGCCTATGAGTTAGATTCTGCTGCCGTTGCTTCACTCACATCTGTGAACTCTTAATCTAAAAACACTTAATGGAAAACCCGTGCAGCGATGTACGGGTTTTTTGTTACACCGAAAAATCTTTTCCGTTACTATTATAGATGATAGTAATTTACAAAGGACAGGAGAATGATGTAGTGTTGACGTTGAAAGAATCAACAACACTCACTGCGCCACACTATCTATTTGAGTTCATCCGTGACTTGACAAACCCTTCACCGATATACTTCACAACCGCTGATGTGTCAGCATATACTAACCGATTCAATCACTTCGTTATCGAAGAGGCATCGGCAGGTTCAGGCACTGTATCACTAGCAGCGGGGCAGTACACCTATCGCGTGTATCAGACAGCAACATCAACAACTAATCCAGATAACATCGTTGGTGATGTATTGGAGGAGGGTATTATGAACGTCATCGAGGATGACATTGACGGTACAGTATATGAGTAAACTATTGAAATTATTTTCTCAACCCAAAACCTCCGCGCCAATTGTGGAATCATATTCCACATTTGCCGATGAGCGGGCTAGATTCTCAACGCCATTTATGGATATTGGTGACGGCAACCTGTCACTACCATACATCAACTCCCGTGTAGGTTCTGACAAGGGGATGATTTATTTCGGTGGTGATAACCTGTTCCCACAGTTGTTGAATCAGATGTACTATGTGTCACCACTTCACAGTTCAATCGTAGAGTTTAAAGTGCGTTCTGTTATCGGTGGCGGATTAGAGATTGATGAAACGGGTTTATCACAACGCGACATCATTGAATGGAAGATGTTCAACACTAAGAACAATCTTAAGCGTATCGCCACAACTATCACCCGCGACATCATCATGCACTCGCGTGTGTGCTTCAAAGTGAAGGTGAAAAATAAAATCGTTGTAAGCTACGAGCGTATTTCACCTGAGAAAGTGCGTACAAATAAAGACCGTTCGCGATATTTTATCGCTGATGACTGGTCAACACAACTAGGACAACAAACGCTTAAACCATATCACCCCGAATGCAAGGATGAATATCAACTGTATTGCTATGAATTAGACACCATCGGTGACTATCCATACCCTATTCCACAGTATTCATCATGCCTGAACTGGGTATTTCTTGACGGTGAAATGTCATACCTGCACAAGTCGAATATTCAGAACTCGATTTTTGCTTCTTTCATGATTAAATTCCCAAAGAAGCCTGCATCAACTGAGGAAAAAAATGCTATCAAAGAACAGATTGAAAAAACAAAAGGCGCACCAAATGCAGGGCGTGTAGTCGCTTTTTTTGCCAACAACCAAGACCAACTACCAACACTTGAATCTATACCAGTAAACAACAACGATCAATTGTTTATTCAGACGGATGGAAGAATAGACGAAAAAATTTGTCAGGCGCACACTATTGACCCAATCCTCATGGGTATTCGTGTTAGTGGTAAACTAGGTTCAGGTAGCGACATCAAACAAGCGTATGTTATCTGGGAAAAAAACTTTGTTATTCCTACTCGTGATGTATTGTCGCATATATTTGATGACATGATTAAGTTGTCAGGTGTTAAGGTTAAAGCTATTATTAACAATTTTCAAATCATTAACGATACAATTGTTGAAGATGCTAACGCTAAGTCAAATAAAACAACTGATGCACTCAATTCGATGTCTCCTTTGTTAGCCACTAAGGTTCTCGAAACACTAACCATAAACGAAATCCGTTCGCTAGGTGGGCTTAAACCTATTGCGGGAGGTGATGTTGTTAACACCATGCAACCACAAGGAGGACAAGTATAATGGCAACGATTTATTTTGTCACAGACACACTTCTAAAAAACACTACCAACATCGGAGCGAACGCTGATGTTCGAGATTTACAACCATTCATCCGAACCGCATCGGATATGTACGCTCAGGCATTATTAGGTACATACTTCTATAATGACTTGCTCACGAAGTATAACGCGCAAACGCTGAACGCAAACGAAACTACCCTTGTGCAGAAGGTGCAACAGGTAATTTGTTGGAGGGCAACAGCCGACATCGCGTACTCGCATTCGCGTAAGATAACTAATAAAGGGGTGCAGCGCGAATCGGGGGAAAACTCCGAAGGTGTTGAACTGAATGAGTTATCATTCGGCATGAGGCACTACAATCAAAAGGCGGAATTTTGGACAAACCGTGTCATTAAATATCTGCTTGAAAATAAGTCTTTATTCTCAGCGTACACCAGTGAAAACAACAAGGATAGCGACATCAAAGCTACCGACACAACCGACGGAACTTACGAATCTGATTTCATGTTCATCTGATGGCTGCAATTTCAGTATCATATATCAAATTATTGCAGAAGATTAAAACATTCTGTGAGGCGCACTACCAAATCAAGCGGTATGGGTTCGATTTTGAAGAGCAAATCGGTGGCTTTGAAGAGGTGGAAAATTTATTTCCATTCATCTACATTGTACCGATAAGCAAGGTTTTAGGCGAAAACACAAATACATTCACTGTTCGCATATATTGCGCTGACCAAATCATGCAGTCGCGTAACAACGTCAACACAATCGTATCCGATGCCGACCTTATCCTAAATGATTTGTATAGATACTTCAAGGATGGTAGTGATGTTGATGTAGATGTATTGAATGACCCAACGATAACGCCAATCAATAACGCATTTCTAACCAAGTGCGCAGGGTGTGTGATGGATTTACAGGTTGATGTTGCTAGTTATGGCCTTTGCGAAATACCTCTGGAAACGCAAACACCACAGGATTCATGTGAAGTATTACTTGAGCAGTTGACAACTGAACAACTCAATGAATGTATCTTACCTACTTACGATTTTTCTTCAACATCTGTACTAGATAACCTGACACCTGAACAGGTTACTGCATTAGAAGAAGAGTTCGGGGGCGGTGGTGGATGTGGTGAAATAGAAGTGTATGTGCGTGATGATGATGAGTTTGAAATTTCTTTCACAATAGACCCTGACGTTAGCACTATAATAGTTCTTAATGATGTTACTGTAAACGCTAAAAATAGTGCAAACACA